TTGCCCGGCCAATGTTGTGCAGCGCCTCGCTCTCCAGGGCTGCCCGCTGCGCTGGCGTGGCGCTCCTGGGTATCTCGACAGACGCGGCATACCGATCATCCGCTCGCATCATCCTGCCTGCGCCTCCTCTCTGGGCACAAAGTTGGTTGGCCCCTTTCCAACCTCAAATACGCATGTGTTGCACGGGTCAGGACCCTCCTCCGGGGCGGCAACTACCCAGCGGCACCGCTGGCAGACCTCCGGCATGTACTGGCTGTTATCGGGGCCGGGCTGCGGTTCTACGCTCTTGGCTGGGGCGCCGAGGAGGAGCTGTGCCGGGGGGCCTTCGAGCATGGCCTGACCATCGTTGCTCTCGTCCTCGTCGTCCTCCATGTCCTCTTTGTCGGGAGAGTTACGTTTCAGCCAGTCGGCCATCTTCGCGTAGGTGCCGATCTGGATGGCGAATAGCATCCGGGCAAGCTCGTCGCTGACCTCCTTGTCGAGCACATGGCGGGACGGCTCAATCACGGCCGCTATAAACATTCCGTCCTTGACCAGGATGTAATGGTGGTCGGTGTCCTCGTTGTGGCACTCGTTGATTGTGCACATATCCAGGTTATCAATGGGTCCCAGAAATTTGGAGTCCAGGAACATAAGGCCCTGGGAGGTACAAAGTGGGATGTAATCGCTGACACCCTTGAAAATCCAGCGGTTGGTTTCCAGCGGCTTTACGCTTGATAGATCGTAATCTACATAATCCAGGGTGCCGGGGTCCAGTTCGCGCAGGAAGTATTTTTGCTTGGCCTTGACCTCCTGGGGAACGTCCAGGACCTTGGAGAATTGGTTGATATCCATGTGAGGCAAATTGTAGATGGGGTACATGGCGTCGCCGGTGCCTATCCACTGCGCGTCCTTCCCGTGGTACAGGTACAGCTTCTTGCGCTCATTAACAATTGCTGCGATTTTCTTAATTTTCATTGAGTGCGCCTCCTTTACAAGTGTTGTTGCTCCGGGGCCTCGTCCTCTGCTGGAGGCCATGGTCCCTGTATATCGACGTCCATCCACCCGTCGTCCGGTGGCGTTGAATACCGATCAACCTCCAGGAAGCGTTGATAGGCGCCCTCGAAGCGGTAATCCACAAGCCCGGTTTCTCCGTGGCGATTCTTTGCCACAATGATGGAGGTGGGCTCCGGCGGTACCGCTTTGTTATAGGCGTACTCCCGGTATATAAAAATCACAGTGTCGGCATCCTGTTCGAGTTGGCCACACTCCCGGAGGTCGGCAAGTACAGGGGTTTTCACGGGCCGTTTGTCAACCTCGCGGGATAGCTGGGCCAACTCGATCATCTGGCATTTGTAGGTTTTAGCGATCCGCTTACTTTCCCGGCTCACATGGGAAATCCGGTCCATATCCCTTTGGAAGTTATGGTTTGCGAGAACCAGCTGGATATAGTCGATTATCACGACATCCGGCCGGCTCCGTGCTATGATAGACTCCATTCTCTCGATTGAATAAACGTCGTCGAAAACGTAGTAGTTGTTGTTCTCGGCCAAGGCCAACAGAGCAGTGATAATTTTTGCTTTCTCCTCGGCGGTGGTCTTGTTGTCCCGTATGCGGTTGTGCTCAATCGCCACCAGGTTGGCGGCCAGACGGTGGAAAAGCTGGAATTTCGGCATCTCCAGGCTGAAAAACAGCACCTTGCGGCCCCTTTTCTGGATGTTCGTGCTCAAATTACAGGCAAAGGCGGTCTTGCCCATGCCCGGCCGGGCGCCCACGATGGTGACGTTTTGCTTCTCCAGCTCGCCTAGTAGGTAGTCCAGGTTGCCATAGCCGGTTGATATTTTGTGGTCGCGGCTGGTGTCGTAAAGCAGGGCTCGATATTCTCCCAGATCATACAGCATTTGATCCTCGCGGTAGCTGGTGTCCTGGGCCTGCTCCGTATCCAGCAATCCCTTCAACTTGGCAAGCATTTCCGCGCTGCTGAATCCCGTACCAAAGGTGAGGTCCTGGAGCACGGTGCTGATCCGGCGTTTCTGGGCCTCGTTTTTGACGATGTTCACATACGCTGTGAAGTTTCCCAGCGTCGGCAGTGTTTCAGCGCACTTGACCAGCAACACCTTGGCGTCCGGGGTTTCCCCCATGGCGGCCAGTACGGTGATAAAGTCCACAGGCTCGCGCTTCTTGCCCTTCTCCATGATGATCTGGAATATCTCGCGGGTTTTATCGTAGTAAAACTCCTCCGGGGCCAGCTCCAGCGCGGCTTCCCTGGTTTGGTGGTAGTCGAGCAGCAGGCCGCCAATCACGGACATTTCTGCCTCCGCCACAATCTGGCTCTGCTGGTTCTGCATGTTAAGTTCCACGGTTCACCGTCTTTCCATACATTCGCTCCATTTCCTCCCTAACACTATCATTGGATGTACCAGGCGGTGGGCCTCCCCATTGTCCCTTAATCGCGTTTCGCACGGTAAGGTTCCAGTCTTTCCACTTGTTTTTGTTCCCGGTTATCTGGGCTTTTTCATCCACAACAGCGATATAGTGTTTAGCCGTGGCCTCCCCATACTCCGCAATCAGGCGGGCATACTCGTGGTCGGTGAGCTTTACCCAGCCGTATTGCCCCCGCTTGTGACGGGCCTCCTGTGGTGGTTTAGAGGAAGGAGGAGGAGGAGGTGCGGGCGCGGCAGCGCCCACTCTCTCTTCTTCTCCTTCTTCTCCTTCTTCTTCTATGGGTTTGTCGTTCGTTTGTCGTTGGTTTGGCGCTTGATTGTCGTTTGCTTGTCGTTCGACTGGTATTGAAGCTTGATAAACGTTGTAGTTATGCACTTTTATAATGCTATTTTTGTTTGTCGTTTTTACTTCAATTTCTCCAGTAGATATCAGGTGCTTAATGGCGGTGCGGACCTCTCTGGGCGTCAATCCTGTTTCCTCGCTCAATTTACTTATGGTAGTTATAACGCATCCTCTAGGAATTTCCTTCCCCATGTATTTGCATTCTTTTATATTGGCGGTAAGCAATAGATGGATGAATAGTACCTTGGTGTTGATGTCCTTGTACCACTCCCAATCTTGCATTTTGCGAAAAAGCTTTATATAACCATCCACAAAAGGCCCACCCCCCCCCTGGTTTCATGAATTTATCTAACAGACGTAAACTTCTGCGCCGGTGGCTCGCTGCACCGCCTTTTTGTATCGTTGCTCGTCACTGTTGCTGCTGGATAGATGGAGCAAGTAGACCTGCTCCAACCGGCTAATATCGTTTGCCTGTAAGATTTCTAGAAGATGCTCCAGGCTCATGTGGCTTTTGATGATGCGCGGGCCCAGCATGGACGGTATTCTCCCGGTCTTTATGGACTCGTACAGGTTTTCCAGGTCGAAGTTACACTCCGCCATTATGTGAGTCAGGCCGTTAAATGTGTATTTGAGGTAGTAGGTGTCGGTGAAGTACAACAGCTTTTTCTTGTTGACGCTGGAATAAAGAAGAAAACCCAGCGGCTCCGGGGCGTCGTGCTCAACATCGAAGGGCATCACATCGAAAGTGCCTATTGTAAACTTCTCCAGGGGTTTGATAATATGGAGCCGGTGGCCGGATAGCTTCAGCTCCAAGGCGGTCCCCATCGAGGTGTATACATCTATGCCGGCGCCCATAAGCCCCTTGGCACCCTTGGAGTGGTCGCCGTGTGCGTGTGTCACCAGGCATCCACCAATGCCGGACAGCTTAAACCCACATGCGACCTGTATTTGCTTGACAGGTAAGCCTGCGTCCAGCAGCAGGGCAGTGCTACCGTCAAAAATTCTGTAGCAGTTGCCCGTGCTGCCGGATGCATAGACATCAATTTGCATTTAGAAGTTGGGGACGCCAGCTCCGGCCGGTGGGGTGCCGGGGGCCTCCTCCTTTGGGGTTGGTTCCGGCTCGGCCGGCGGTTTGGGCTGCTCCCGCTCCGGTGCCGGCAGCTCCGGGGGCTCCGGGTCGTCTATGTTCTTGAAATCTACCGGGATGGCGTTGGCTTTCTCCGCGATCTCCGCCTGGGCTACAATGTCCGCAATCTGGGCCTCGCGCATACGCATGTAGTGGTAGTTGTCGTCCACCTTTTTGGGGTCGATGGGGATGTTCTTGGTGCTGAACACTTCACGCTTGATGGTTTTAAGACACATTTCGTCAAGCCAGCCCTCCAGCTCCACCTCGACCTGCTTGCCGTTCTCCCATTGCTTCGTCTTGCCGCCCCAAAATTCAGCGGCAGCATACCGGGGCTTGCGCTTTTCAATGTCCTTCATTGACATGGTGATGAGCTTGTTTTTCGTGGGGTCAGAGAACTGGATATATCCAAACCCGCCCTTGATTTCGCCGCGGTCGAATGGATTTATGACTTCAAATTCGTAGGCCTCGACTGGCTGGTTGACGGACTTCTTGATAGGACGGAAATTGTCAGTACTGTATACCAGCTCTGTTGTAACATCCAGGGGCGGGTCCAGAGCGTATTTCTCGGCAATGTACTTGATACCGTTGTAGCCCTGCATCAGTGTGACGTCGTATTTCTGGGTCTTTTTGTTCTTGTAGGGGATGGCCGACAGATGGTTAGGCTGCATCATGTCCAGGCCCATACGGGCGTAGTGGACGACATCGAGGGCCAGGTCTTTCAGGTTGACATTTTCCCAGGTGACGGGCAGATCGTTGTCGTAGCTGTGGTCGCTGTTGCTTTTGTTCTTGCGGACCCGGTTTTCCTCTGCTATGGCAAGAGCACGGTCAATGCCGATGAAATATCCCTGCACGAGTTGGCGCTGGTAGTCTGTAACCTGGATTTCACCAGCGGCGGCGCCAAATTCCTTGAGAACCTTATTCGTGAACCGTTCGCTGTGGGTAAGCGTGATCTTAGGCTCCTGGGTCATTGCGGTGGTGGGGTTAGACATTCTCGTTTCCTCCTTCATCGTTGGTGGACCGGCGGCGCCGGTACAGTGTATCACTTATAGCGTCGGCGTCGTAGCCGGTGTCGCTTTCCACACGGGCGAAAAGCTGATCCGTAGATATATCCGTATCGATCTCCTCCCAGCGGCCCCACGCCTCCAGGACGGCCGTGTCCATCTTATCGTAGTCGGGGTCTTTCTCGGTGATGGTCTTGTATTCGATACCGGGAGAGAGGTCGGCCTCGGTCAGCCCGATCCGGGCAACCTTACCCTTGCCGGGCCCGCGCTTGGTGGGGGTGACGACGATCTCACCCACCTCCAGGGGGATGGCGGTTTTGTAGGTGTACTGCATCCCGCCGAAGCCGTCCGGGCTGTTCTTGCTATGAAACTGTACCGTGACAATATCCACGGTAGGGGCGCTGCTCATAACTTCTGACATTGGTATGTCCTCCTTATCTCAGCGACCATCCACCGACGGCCGCAATCTCCACTTTATCTGCTCCAGCGGCCACCAGTCTGTCGGCCAACTGCAAGCAATCATCCTCGCAGATATTGAAATATAATGCACCGCCCATTTTGTTGCGGGTGTCAACATTGCGTTTCAGCTTTTCCATACCCTCTTCGATGGTATTAAAATTAATATCAAGCATGTTTACTCCTCCTTATGTTTTTCATGGCACTCTGTACAGGAAAACATATTTCCTTTGCCCGATACAGTAATGAATACTAGCTGGTCACTGTCTTGGAAATCGCGGCCGCAGACAAAGCACCTGGATAGTTTCTTGGTAGACATGTTCGAGCGTTCCCGCGCTACGCGGAATTGTCCCCAGGTATAGTTGATAAACGCACCCGGATAAAATTTCACTTCGTACCGCTTGGTGTACCGCCGTGTAATAAACATTATGACCTCCTATCCCGCCGCGCCTTTTTCGGCAAGTATAATGATTAACTCCTTGTGCTCTTGTGTTAGCTCTCTGCCCAACAAAACCTCTACGAAAGAAAAGAGGGGTTTGTATCGGGTCCACGGTGAACATGCCGGCGGCCCTGGTGCTGGGCGGGTTGCTTTTGGTACACTCTCATTCATGTTTTGACTTCCTATCCCGCCGCCCGCTCGTCGGCACCGTCCAGTTCAAGGCGGAGCTTCTTGTCGGCCTCGCTTACCACCAGGCGGATCACCTGGGTATCGACGGGCAACAGCCGGGTCACGCTCTCGGCGTTGTCCACAAAGACCGGCATGGTGTAGCCCCAATGTCTGGACAGGGTTTCGATAATCTCCAGGCCTGCATTGATGCGGGCGGCGTTGTTGGCAAAGGCGTATGGAACCAGCTTCCCATCGGGGCTGGGGACCATGACCTCGCAGTCCTCCTTGATGCCGCCATTCACCTGGTCTTGGAACAAACGGAAGCTCACGCTGCGGAATTTGCCGTTTATGCTCTCGGTCAGCATGGACACCTTAGTCTTGGTGAACTGCTCACACAGGTAAACACCATGCTCCAGGGCCTCGTAGTCGGAGGCGAGCTGCTTCTCCTGGGCCTTTAGCTCCTTGATGCGCTGCTTCTGCTGGTCGGCAAGCTGGAAGCGGGACTTGATCTCCTGGCAATTATCAAGCTGCGCTTGGAGGCCGGCTATTTTGCCCTGTATGGCCTTGATCTCCTCAGCCGGCAAATTACCCTCGCCGGCGGCTACAGCCTCTAATTCGGCAATTCTGGCGGTCATGGCGGCGTATTCCTCGGTTCCCTCGAATGGCGCCGGCTGCTCGACGGAATTCTGCGCGGCTACTATCTTCTCCTCGATGTCCCCCAGCTCGACCTCCAGGCTCCTGGTCTGCGCCTCGATTGCGCTGGCGCGGGCCTGGGCCTCGTCGATCATGGTCTTGCTGCATTCCTTCTGGCCCAGGATGTTGATATGTTCAAGCTCCTTGGACTTCTCCAGGTTAAACGCGGCCTTGGCCTCCTCCACCTGGCCGGCCGGCAACTCCTGGCCGCAGGTCGGGCAGGTGGTGTCGCCAGTCCACTCGCGGGCCTGAACCTCTGCGTACCGTGTGAATAGCTGGCTACGTTTGGTGGTCATGGACTCCATGGAGCTCTGGGCCTGCTGCAATGTGTAGTTAAGATTGTCGAGCTCGCGCATAATTCGCAGGCGCTCGGCTTTCAGCCGGTTCACATCGGCGTATGCCGCCTCATTGGTCTTGGCCGTCTGGGTAACATAGTTGGCGCGGGCATCTCCCAGTTCCATCTTGGCTTGGGATAACCGCTCTCGGATGGGGCTGCTGGCGGCGCCGGCTTGCAGGGCGGCGATCTCCCCTTTGTGGGTGTCGATCTGCGCACGCAGCTCTTGGGCCTTCAGCTTGGCGGCCTCCAGGCTGGTGCCGGCGGTGTCGGGGATGGCCTTGGTCGCCTCGTCAATCCGGGAGGGGATGGCCTGGATTTCCTTGTTGATCTTGGTCATGCTGGCTTTGGCGACCTTCTGGAACTCCTCCACCGTGTAGAATTGGCCGATGCCGCCGGGCTTCATCAGGTACGATTTGAGGCCGTTCAGCTCCCTGTTGTGCGCTATAACCGCCTCGTCGGTGATGTTCCCGCATACCTCCAGTAAAATCTCTCGCCGGTTGTCCCAGGGGAGCGTTTCCGCGAAATAGTGGGGCATCATCAAAAGCCGCATACCAGCTTCACCACCACAAAATCCATGCATCAATCGGTTGTAGTCGGTTTCCTTGGTAGGTACTCCATCAATGAAGTAGCTGACGGTGTGGCCGGTGAATTCCTCTGTGGTGCTCCCGCGCTTTTTGGTGTAGGTTTCCTGTAACTGCTTTTTCAGAGTCGTGCGCTGCCCGCTCACATCAAGCGAGAAGGTGGCCTCCACGCTGTGGACGAGGTTGTGGAGGTCCCCGTCTGCCCCTTTGGTCTTTGGTGAGAAATTCTTGGCGCCGGTGCTGGCTTTGTCGAATAGCAGCCAGGTGACCGCATTAAACAGCGTCGTCTTGCCGGTGGCATTGTCCCCCAAGATGGTGCAGCTTTGCCCTCCCAGGTCTAACGTGAGCCGTCTTATACCCTGAAAATTATCAAGCACTAGGCTGTGTAGCTTCATTGACTTTTCCCTCCATGGCTGATATACTGTGGTTGCTTATTACTTTGGGTCGCTTCCGTGCTCGCGGGGTGGCCCTTTCCTTTTCCCTGGCTCATGTACCAGAGTTCAAATTCCATGATTGCTCGGTTCATGTCCTTCAAAAACCCCATGATTTCGCCAAAGTCTCCCTGCTCGCTCTCATCTATCACCAAGTCGTCGGTTATCTCGCCCAGTCGTGCGATCTTTGGGGCCATTTTTGGCGCTCTGTTTAGAAGCTGCAGCATGACGTGGGGGAGCTCTCGGTCGCTTATTTGCGGCCGTATTCTGCGGCCTACCGGACATTCCTGGCAGTAGCGCATCATAAGGTCCGGCCGCCCGTAGCCCTCCGCATACTGGACAACAGCATCGGGCGTTAGATCAATCTCACCGCGCTCATGGCGTCCGATTG